CGCTGTCGCGGTCCACTGGTATACCACTCATACGCACTTTCCATCGCCGCAGGCGACAAGGCATCTTGTTCTGAATGTGGGTCATCAATAATCATCAAATCTGCACCACGTCCAGTAATCGCACCTCCAACTCCAGCCGCGAAATATTCACCACCCTTATCCGTCTCCCATCTTCCAGCCGCCGAACTATCCTGTCGCAACTTAACTTCGGGAAACACCAAAGAATAATCGACACTGTTCATCAAATTACGTACCTTACGTCCAAAACGTACAGCTAGCTCTCCAGTATGCGTCGCCTGTATTATCTTCAACTTAGGGTTTTTGCCCATCAACCACGAAGGCAATAGGTAACTGGCAAACTCACTCTTAGTATGGCGTGGGGGCATATTCACAATCAACCTTTTGATTTCGCCCTTCGCCAATCTGTTAAACTTATCAGCCATAATTTTATGGTGACGACCCTCTATGAACTCAGCCCAAACAGTTTTTGTATATGACAAAAAGTCTTTCTGTGCTCGCTCACTAGCCTTGAACCTTTTTTGCTTTTCCAAAAGCTGTGCGTAAGTTTTTAACTTATCCGTGGGAATATTCAATGGCACATCGCTCATGTTTTTTAGAAATAATATAAAATTTTTGCAAAAGCAACCTTATAGGAGTCCCAACCTCAAAAAGGGGGGTGGGGGTACAATAATTTTTTGGGTGGTGTTGAAATATCAAAAACCGTGTAAACGCTAACGCATTTACATGTTTCTCGGTTGCAAGGGGGGTGTGGGGGGCAAGGTTTACGTTAACGTAAACTATAACGTGCCAAGTACCTTTTGGGGTGCTAAGCCTAGCACGGTGTAGGTTAAACTAGCACAAGCTTTGCAAACGCTGTACCGTAAAGCTTACAGGCAGGGCTAAACCCACCGTTAAGCAAGGCAACCACTGCATTTTGGTTGGTGTTACCAAACTGCGGTGTGTTAGCGTTAGCAAACACGCTTGCCTTGTAGGCAGTGTGTGCTAGCTGTATAGTGCTTAGTGGCACTGCACTAGGCACTGTTTTAGGCACGTTGGTGGCAACAGGCTTGCCATTTGCCCAACCGTGTATGCAAGCCCAAAGTATGCTTGCACGCCCACCAAGCACGCCTTGCTTGTTGGGGTTTAAGGCAGTGGTTAATTTACCACCACCAAATAAAACGCCATTTTTGCCAATGGCGTTTGGGGTAAGTTGTAATGCAACATTACCCAAGCCGTTATTAGCTTTAATAAAAGCTATAACGTGGGCGGTAACAACAGGGCTTTTAGCCCCTGTAGCACCGTTAAAAACTGTTGGTTTATTTGCCATAGTTTTTACCCTTTTAGTTATGGGCGTTGCCCCATGCAACGCCTTACAAGTACTAATATATATTATTGTACAAACATGTAAACCCCTAAGTGCAGCTTTTGCCCTCTTATGTGATCATATATTACACACGTGATTCTGCTCTCCATCAATCGTCCATCATCATAAGTCCATCAGGTTAACAACTAGCAAAAAGAATAAAAAGGCGGCGACGCCACAGATTGCAAAAAAGTAGAACATAGATTCCTCCAAGATAGATAGTGGGCAGGGTGTTACCCTGCCCTGATTAAATTAAGATGCTTTTGCTTTTTTGGTGAACAACAGCGTTTCAAATATAGCAGTATACCACTCAGGCTTGCCTTTAGGGGCTAGAAAAGACCTAGCTTTAGGGGCTTCGTCACTTTGTATTTGCACTGTTTTTTGGTGCAAATCTTGCCCGTCTAACCAATCATGGGTTATGTAAACACGCTCATAAGAATGTTGCGTACTGCATACCGTCATAACGTATACACTTCTTTCACCAAGTGCCGTATCCCCGAAGGTAAATTCTATGACATTACCATGTGAGGCGACAGTTGGCACTGTGCCATAGTGAGCAGTTAGCCAAGCTAACAAAGCGTTTTCTGTATTTTTAGCGTAGTCAAACATAGTATTACTCCTGTTTAATTAATGTTTATACTAACACCTTACACCTAGACAGCGTCTAGGTGTATCCTTTAGTTTCGGGACTGAGTTCATTTGAGATCGGCTTCTGGGATATATGTTCTAAGATATATATTCTTCTCGTCATCATTCATTGTCCATCCATCAATGTCCATCAAACAACAGGGCAAAAAAAGAGGGGGCATTGCCCCCTCCTAATTGATTAAGCCCACTTAACGATTTTTGCAAAAGCATTTATCTTACGCTTTTCCTCATCTGTGAAGTGCCTCCAAATCTTACTAAGATTGACAAGTTGCATATAATCAGAAGGTGTGTTGCCGTCTTGCTTCCAATGGCTTATGTTCTTGTACCCTAGCTTTTCAGCAAACTTTTGCTCATAGTCATTCATGAGCCGATCAGCCTTGCCGTAAAATAAATCGCAAAGATCTTGTGGGCAGTTAAGACTGCACTCAGCAATGTCAAAGGGCTGAGAGTATTTTAAATTTTCATGTAAACGTATTGTCATAGTTTTGATCCTTTTATTAAATTGAACATACCTAAATATAGCATATACGGTTATCAAGGTGTATCCTATAACCTCCCCGACCGACTTCGGGCGACTTCTTTAGATGTCTATATACATATACATCTAAGACGATCGTTCATTGTCCATCCATCTATATCCATCGTCCATCAAAATAAAAAAGAAGGGAGCCATCAAGCTCCCTCCTAATTGCCAGTAATTATTTCTTAACTACAAGCTCAACATAGTTCCGTCCCCATGTGGTTTTTGCGGACGGTGACTGTCCACCGTTAAGGGCATCAATTAAACCCTTCACACCATAAGCAGGTGATTTGATTTTCTTGTGGTCAGCTTGGCAATCAGCCAATGTATATTCAGCCTTGCCTGAGTTAGCCAATGCCCACATCACATAAGCACGTCGCTCATAGTTTGGCGTGCCGTCCTTGAGGAACATGGTGCGTTCAAAAGGAAAAGGGTTTTTGTTATCAAGCCCTTGGACTGGACGTATAATAACATTAGCAGGATTGTTACCTGCCTTGTCCTTCAACCATGTATAGATATCCCCAGGAATCACGCCTACTTTTTCACGCTTGTCAGCAGGGATGGAACCAATGCCCTGAAAGGTGATTTCCTTAGGGGCTGATTTCTTAGCTGTGTTAGTCTTCATAATGTACTCCTTTCTACGAGTATTAAGTTTAAGTTATGTAAATAGAATAGCATATGGGGCGTACGATTGTAAACCCTTAATTACTCATAATGATAACATTGGACTAGAAGCTGACGACTTCGGGCGAAGTCTTACGATATCATCCGCTCTAGGATCTTTGACCATCCATCATTATCTTTCGGCATCTCATATGATCCATCGTATGTGCAATCATCGTCCATCAATCTCGGTCCAAGGTTCTTTCCATCAATAATAAAGAGGCGACGGGACAGGAGATGATGAACCAAGTTCCAAACACAGCCTCCTTTCGCTGTACGTCCTGTCTGCCAAGCAATCTGATGAGGTCGCCACTTTGGAAACTTCTTGTCAGTCTTTGTCGTAAGAACCTTCAGTTCAACCCAAAACTCCTTACCGTTCATACATCCATTCAAGTCAGGCACTCCTGGGACAGACCATGACTCAACTCGTGTCCAGTGAACCTTGCCTCTTGTTCCATCGCGGAGCAAATGCCAGAGCTTGGACTCAGGCTTTTTCATCAGCTTTTGGGTGTACTTCTATGTCGGTATAATCTACGTCAATCGCAGGTTTAGTCTGTTCCACAAGCTGTGGGAACTCTTCCTGCATCTTTTGTATTTCTTTCATTACTTCCTCCCGAGACATCTGGTCTATCTTACCCATCATTATCTCTTTTCTATCTATGTACAATCCAGCCGCTTGACCTCTAGATTTTTCAGCACTGACGGCGGCGGCGAAGTTACCGTTCTGCATCGCCTCATCTCTGATCTGTGCAAGCTTACGAACGTGGCTTTCAAAACTTACCTCAAACTTATGTTGCAGTTCGTTTTTGATTTGCCGTACTCTTTCCAAAACTTGTGGGTAGTCCCGTCCATTCAACATACGGCTAGCTATCGCATGGGCGTTACTTTCAGCGTACCCTGCTTTGAGAGCGGCTTCAGTTTGCGTAACTTCCTCGGTTGCATAAATCGTAGCAAACTTTTCTTGCATAGGTGTCAGCCCTGTTTCCACACGAGGGTTTGCAACAATGTCTAGTTTGTTCTTATGTGTGACCTTTGCTTTTGCCATACAGATATCATAACTTTACATAATAGAACCTGCAATAGAAATCCAATCATAAACAAAAAGCCCCCAAACGAACTCGCGTGGGGGCTTAAAGTATTGATATTATTGTATAGTCAGATATTGTATATTAAGATATCTGAAAAAAGTTTTCACTCACATTTCTATTTAGTTACTATTTTAGCATTCTTTGCTTCATTAACTTTATTGAAATAGATTTTGGACTCTATACACTGTAGCCCTGCATCATTACGTATCATGAATTTTTGTTTGTCCGTGATCCGTGCTTTGCAGTACATCAGTAAAGACCATACAACTACATCATATGGTTTACGATTTGTTTTACAGAACTGGAAGCGTTGCTGTAGTGAGGGACATTCCCTGTGCAGGGTAAAGGTTTCGTGCATTACCCGAGTGTCCCTGTTGTCACCGTTGAAGCGTATTATGTCAGAGTCGTTTAACGTAATGCTGATGATCGGATAGTTGTTTGGTTCATCTATCATAAAGCTAAGAAAGCCTTTTATGCTTGACCACTCCTGTACGGTGAAGTCATTGAACTGTTGCCAGTAATTCGTGTAACCCATTTTATTCCTCCTGTTTTGCTAGATTTGATTTGGTTACTAATTCAGCATGGTACGCATTGTGATCGGCGAGCGTCCAGTGCTTTTCAACGAAGCGTGCATTGGGATATTTACCCCACACTTCTCGTTGAGTCTTGCACCACCGTTTGAAGTACTTTAGTTCTTCATGAACGGCACAGGCAACATATTCATCACCTAATAGTAGATAGTGATAATATGCTTTGCCTGTGTGTGTACGATAATCCCACATACTATTTTTCCTTTGTAGCAAAACGCACATATTCAGTAGGTGCGGATTGATGCCAACAACCATATAGACTAATGGATATGTACGTATACCTGCCGACACGAGACACACGCACTATGTGATAGTCGCCACCTAAAACAACGTGGGAAGTGTCAAGAACGGTGGACCATTTTATGTTTTGTAAATCTTCAGGTGGGTAAATGCCGTGACCGTCTAATTCACAAAACCAGTGATCAACCATTGTGTTGCTACTGATGGGTGAAAAGGTTGACGAATCAGGCTGTGCCTGTTTTAATAAACCGTGAACGATATTGTGCCATAGGCTGTAATCACTCAGGTTTGCATAAGATGGATCAACGCTTTCATGTAAGCCGTGTAGAACTTGTGTTGCAGGAACACGTTGCCACCCTTCGGTTTTAGTTTTAATCATAAGTAAAATCCTTTCTGTGATTTATTAACTATATATAGTGTACCACGAGATGCCCCAGTAAGGCATCCCGTGTGTTCCATAGTGTTCTAGCCGACCATTTTGGCTATGTCATTATAAATTAAGTGATAAGCATTTTCGTTATGCGTTGACCAATGGTGCATTTGTTCTTGGCTAAATCGCACAGCACGTATGCTCGCACGGTACTCACTGTCAAACACAACGTAAATTCGCTCATGCCTATGGTCTGTAGTAATTAAGAAGTATTCCATATCACTAACAATAAAATTCACAACATCATCATGCACAGGTATATCGTTAACAATGGTGATGTTTGGGGGTGATGGTTGTACGTGGGTTTCATAATGTGTGTGTATGAAATCTTGTACAACCTTAATCACAATGTTTTGCAAATTGTTCATGTTACCCTAGCACGCTTCTACTTGCTCTATTTCGGGGTGTAGGTTGGCTTCCAAATAGGCACAGACTTTCTGCCAAGTGTTGCAGTTAGGGTCGTCAATATCTACAAAGCCTTCGCCCTCGTCACCAAAAGCAACAATAAAATTGCTGTTTTCCTCAATTTCGCCATAGCACTCACAAGTGCCACCGTCTTTACGAGTGTAAGTGTAAATTATTTGCATAGTAAAATCCTTTCTGTGATTAATTTACTATAACCAGTATAGCATGTGACAACTTGGAAAGGTGTCATTTAAGGTCGGATAGAACTCCTTTTATATCTGGTGGAACGTAGTGTTTTCCTTTGACGACTTTACCATTTTTATCAAACTGAGCTTTGCCGTGGACATCAAGCTTGGACATGTTGCTGTCGTGTACGGCTTCAAAGGTGTGGTCTAAGTCAATCCCGAAGTTGTGACCGATCCCGTAGACAACGTACAGTATATCTGTCAATCCATCGGCAATCCCAACGATATCTTTTTTGGATAGGGCTTGGTAGAACTCCAACACTTCCTCTTCCAACAACAACATGCCAAGACGTTGGGTGTCTTCATCGGGAATAGTTGGTGATTCATTGACAGTATGCCCTACTCTTTTCATAAAGATTTTTACTTTGTCGGAGTTGGAAAACCAACGTGGAATCATACCGTGTTTATCATGCTTTTTCATGGCATACCTTTCGGCTTGCGGAGAGGCACACGCATTTCTACTATGTAGTTCTTTACTTCTACACAGTTAGGTTTCTGTACCCAAGGATCGCGGAGCTGTTTCAGTTGTTGTGCCATCTCGATACAATCTTCTTTATAGCTAAACACTACTCTATGGAAAGCAGGTTGGCTAGCTTCAATGTCAGGCACGGTAATTAGATGCAGAACAAAATAGGTAAGAGGGGTCATATGCCCCTCCCGTGAAACAAACTATTTAAATCGGCATCTTTGCTTTTGTCAAGCACTAACTTACTGCCGTCCCAATCATAATAGCCATGTATCTTACCACCACGTTTTGCGTGGAGTAATACTATCTCACGTATTTCCTCATCGCGTGCTTTTACACGTTCGGCTATGCGTTTGACGTGTGGATAAAAGTCCTTGACACGTTTAAACATCGGCAACATATAAATAGTGTCGCTGTTTTTAAGAATGACTTGTCCTTGTAGATTTGGCATTACTGACCCTCCCATTTGCGTATTTGTTCTAGTAATCCAGTCGCGGCTTCATTCCTGCCACGATGGATATACCAATGTAAGTCCTCCTCAGGTGGAGATAACTTTTCAATAGTATTATCATCAAACTCTTCTACCTCGGCTTCAAGCCAGTCTTTTACTTTGCCGAGAACTATGGTGTCAGGGCTAGCGAACATCGCCCCTAGCCACCGACGGAACTGTTTAAATGTAAAGCTCATGCCTGCTCCTGTAATGTGTGTTCATACATCTCATCTATGTAATTACTGCCCTGTGCATCAAGTGCTTCCTCTTCATGCTTTTGCTTGTCAAGCTCGTAATACAACCTTATTTTTATAACGTCAACCATAAAATCAGGAACAGCACGGTTTGTCCATTTACAGATAAGATGTTTGTCGTGTATGTAATATCTGCGATAGGCAGTAACAAAATCATAAGGTTCTTTATAGCTGTCAGGCATAGCCTGTGGAGGCATTGTACCCTGCTTTTCTGACATACCCTCTGGTGGACTAACAACTTGGTATAAAACTTTTTCTGAACTATGTTTTCTACCGTAGCGGAAAGTATACTCTTGGAAGAGTTTGCTAGCAAAGACCCACGCTTTAGTGTAATTGTCTACACACTCAGCAACCCAGAGTGTGCATGGGTGTTTTTCATGGACGGGAGCATAGGGAGCGTCCTGCCCATAAAGGTGATGCGTAGTACATAACATCTGTACAAGCTCTAACGGCATCTTTACAACATGCTTGTCGCAATGATACTGCACAGCTTTGTCCATGTCATGGTCTAACCAAAAAATATTCATGCTGTACCTTTCTATGTAATAATTGAATATACCTTATTATAACACGGGACGTTGCCTGTGTGGTTCTATTGTAATCTACAAAAAACGGACAATGAGCAGGAAGAGTAGGATTCCAACTAATGCGTATAGTATCATGCCCATTGTCCGAGTTGGGAGGAAAGAAAACCCCTAGGAGTGGGTCTACACGACTGAACACTAGGTGGGTCTATGTGACTGAACACTCCTGGGACTTCTAAGGTGTTCTCTAGATTAAGTGGTACTATGTTTACTGGAGAGTCCACTTTGACCTTACGATATAACAACCTGATAAAACTAACCGATGTCGGGGTACAGGCTGATATGGCATCTAGAGCTCGTAGTACGACAAACCTTACGCTCGCACATTTCGGATAGGAAGTAACTTCCTTTGAGCAGTATTTTTGGCAGGCAGTTACTTCCACTCTCCACCCCTATCCTGTTTGCTTGGTTTGCTCGTTATCCTCAAAAGCCTTGTCAATAAGTGGGGCTATGAGTTTGTGAGTTTCGGGGTAATGCTTTTCCATAAGGTGGATATAGCATTGTGTCCAAGCATATTCTCGTGCCATAGCACTCATGGTTGATGCTAACTCAGTGAGGTTTTTCTGTGTTGTTTCAAACTTTTCCATGTTTAATTTACTTTCCATTGAACACCCCCATGATACGTGCAGGTAAAACATCTGTGCTGTGGCAATAATCACAGCATCTCCCTTTTGCAACTGGGTCAGCATTGTGACCATAAGCCCAACCAGATATTGGGTTTGGCTCTATCTTGTGCTCGCATATAACACACGTGAGTGTTTCGGGCTTAGTATTTTCGTTAGTATCCATTGCTTGCTCCTTTCTACAGCAAATTAAGTTATACTATATAGTGCCACAAGATTATTTCCACACAACCTTTTTGTACTCCTTTGCACTCTTTTTTAAGATGGTGAAGATCCGTTGGCGACTGACACCTAGCTTTGTGGCGATTGCCTGCAGAGTCCACCCCTCTACCCTCAGTCGTCTTATTTCTTGCCGACGTTTGTGCCACTCTTTATTTTTGATGTATGCAAAGTTACCAGTCCGTCCATCGCGGAGTTTTGCATACAGATGCAGAGTGCCGACACTCATGTTCAGGCTTCGTAAAAGACCGTATTTAAAACCATAACGAGTACAGAACTGTTGCTTGGTCAGACCATCGGTCAGAGCTTTCTCGTACCATTCATTAAGATAAGTTTTGAGCAACTTTCGCCTGTCAGACATTGCAGGCTTCGGGTCTAACTCTTTGAAATGATTACGTATTTCTTGATATGTTTTAAACAAAGGGAGTCTCCACATGTATGGTGATGTCAACAGCACGGTCAGGTGGACGGCAGATGGCGTACACAAGTAACCTGCGTGTGGGGTCTTCTGTTTTGGCTTTGACAAAAGCATCAATCGCCTGCTGTTTGGTTTTGAATGTTGGTTTGTCCTTGGTGTATTTTGCCCTGCCGAAGAACTCGGTCAGGGTGTAATACTGCACATGCTCAAGCACGCTAGCTTCATACTCTTCCCAGTTTTGCATTACAATCCTTTCTACATTGTTATATTTATATTATAGCACAGATAGGGGTTTACATGGCTCATATTTGCTCAAATTGCTCACGCCTAGTATCAAACCATTTTTTATCATACTTTATACCCTTATGTCTTAACACTTCCCTCACTGGTTCAAAGTCACCGTCCAATCTATTACCAAAGTTATAGTATAAGTAGTGAGCTCCAAATTTACATATGTCAGCCATCTCTTCATTTGTTTGTCCTTCTAAATGAGTGTATAATACGAGATCCAACATGTCAGCCATCTTTAGCCGTTCTTCATCTTTAATAGATAAATTAGCATATAACCATTTAAGTTCATACTCATGTATCACAGCTATCTCAGCAATCTTAAAAGCATCACCAATCTCTGGGTGATTACGTTTAGCCGTGAAAGGTATGTCACCCAACATAACTTCAGGCACATCATGGTACAATGCTTTTTGTAAGAGCTCCTTACTAGCATCTGCCCATAGTTCATTCACCAATATCGCTACTCCGTATGAGTGTGAACCTACTGTTTGCT